GGTATGCCGGTGTACAAATACTTCAGGCCGGACTACCACATGGCTAAGCAAAAGCTCCGCCCCATCAGTAATGGAGTTCGCCCCATCGTCGTAGGCATGGACTTAGGGCTTACCCCCGCAGCCATCCTTGGGCAGCAAGACCCTCGAGGTCGCGCCCTGATACTTGCTGAGTGTGTATCGTTTGATATGGGCATCCAGCGTTTCGTGCGTACCATGCTCAAACCACTGATCTACGAACGGTTCGGTGGTGCACCCATTATGATCGTCACCGACCCGGCGGGCATACAGCGGGCGCAGACCGATGAACGCTCGGCGGTGGACATTATCAAAGCAGAAGGACTAAGGGTTATCCCTGCTAAGACCAACAATATCTCGGCACGGATCAATGCGGTCGATGACTTCCTCATGCGGCAGGTAGATGGTGACCCAGCGTTTCTCGTAGACCCGGGGTGCACACAGCTTAAAGCCGCCATGATGGGCGGGTATCGCTACAAGCCCAAGGGCGACGGCGATATTGACAAGAACAAACATTCGCACGTGGCCGAAGCGCTACAGTATCTGATGCTGCATATCACCAGTGTTGGTGAAGGCACATCTTTACCTAGACGTAGAGAAGTCAAACAAGTTGCTTCCGCCGGATGGACATGATATGATTTCTTCACTGCTCACGCAGTTGTCACCCTCCGTTCAGTTGGAGTTACCCCCGTGGGCGAAAGCTTCGGGGGATTTTTTTGTTGACAACAAGTTTGTGTATTGGTATACACTAGCGATAAGAGCAACTTAGGAGGCAACCGTGGCTAAACAAGTTGGTAAAAGTTTCACCATCATTTCGACGAATCCCAAAATGGCTTCGGCGGGGATGGTGTCGCAACGATATGCACCCACTATCTCTAAACACTTAGTGATAATGCCCACGCCGGGTTCTGCTCCTTGGAATCGTGCAGTAGATGGCCCACCCCCAGTTGGCTACGCTGGTCAAGTAATTAACCAGCCAATTAAGGCGACAACAATACCGGCAAACCCAGCAGCTACACAGCCGCCACCTGCTATACCTTCACCTGCTGCACCTGCACCTGCACCTGCACCTGCACCTGCACCTGCACCTAAGACTGGCCTCGAATACGATCCCTACGACACTACAGTGGAAGAAGCTGCAAAAGCACCGACTGTATTTCGTGGGCAAGCTCCGAAGATGGAAGCAATGCCTGACATTGGAAAACCCACAGATGTTAAATACTATGGAGAGGAATACAAAAGTGATGCTCAAAAACTTGCTAACGAACGCCAAGCTGCGTATGAACGTCGGTTATCAAATGCTGCGATCCGCAGTGGTAACGCTATACCAACGATTGGTGAGGGCGGCAAAGTAACCGCTGGTGCTGCACCTGTCCAAACTGTTTCACGTGAAACAGAAGGACTGCAACAACTGAAGACTGAACAGGGTCGACGCGCTGCTGCCCCGTCTCAACAAGCAAATGCTGTCGAGGCTATCAAAGCCGCTAAGAGTGTGTACGGGCCAGACGAAATGCGAAATAAACTTGCGCAAAAACTTACGCAGGGCAAAGTAATTATCCAGCAAACAATGGATGAATACTTGAAGAAACAGCAGAAAGATAAGAGGTAGTTAGATGGCAGGTCTGTCATTTCTTCGTGTTGTAAGTAACTCTGATCTCTCTCGTCAGCAAGACAAAGAGGCGTCGGATAAAGCTTTGGCGGAACGCCAGAGTCAGCCGTTGATCCTTGGCCTTACAGCTTATCTGCGTGAGTGCTGGGATGCTGCACAACAAGCGAAGAAACCTATTGAGCAGAAGATGCTCAAGGCGCTACGTCAGCGCAACGGTGAGTACGAAGATGATAAAGCTCGTGACATCAAAGCGCAGGGCGGCTCTGACATATACATGATGATTACCGAAGTGAAGTGCCGCGCAGCCGAGTCTTGGCTGCGAGACATTTTGCTCGATAGCGGTACACCCCCTTGGGATATTCATGCGACTCCGATCCCTGATATGTCTCCGCAGCAGTCGAAGGCTATCCAAGAAATTTTTGCATACAAGGTTTTAAAACTTGTCGAGGAAACTGGGCAAGCACCTAACCCTGCTGCAATGAGCGAGATCAAAGAGATGGTCGCACAAGACTATCGCTTTAATATTTTGCAAGAAGCACAGAACCGTGCTGACAAGATGAAGATCAAGATCAGCGATCAGTTTGCTCAAGGCGGCTGGGCTGAAGCCTTCAACGATTTTGTTACCGACTTAGTGACCTACCCTTCGGCGTTCATCAAAGGGCCAGTTGTCCGTAGACAACGTGCACTTGGATGGGAAGCTGATCCTGTTACAGGCAAGACTATCGCCAAACCTATTGAGCGAATTGCGCCAGAGCATGAACGAGTTGATCCGTTCCGTATTTACCCTGAACCGGGGATTACCAACATTAAAGATGGCTACCTGTTCGAGCATCACCGTTTGAGCCGAATGGAGCTTGCTGACTTGGTAGGTGTCCCCGGTTACGATGATGATGCTATTCGCAAAGTCCTTGATATTGGCAATGGTCAGTCTTGGATCAACATGGATGTGGAGCTTCTTAAGCAGGAGCAAGAGCGTAAGTTCTATTCGCACATGCGCCCAACTGAGATGTTCGATGCCTTGGAGTTCTGGGGCAAAGTATCTGGCAAGATGTTGATCGAGTGGGGGCTTACTGAGGAAGATGTTCCTGATTCTGCTCGTGAGTATGACGCCAATATCTGGCAGGTAGGCAACTACACCATCAAGGCTGTATTGAATTACGACCCCCTTGGTGAGAAGCCATACGCTAAAACTTCGTTTATTAAGTGCCCCGGTTCATTCTGGGGTAAGGCTATCCCCGAGGTCATTGAGGATGTGCAGAACGTCTGTAATGCCTCAGCCCGGGCCTTGGTCAACAACATGGGTATTGCTTCTGGCCCACAGGTCGAAGTTAACCTTGAGCGGTTGCCGCCCAACGAGGACATCACACAGATTCACCCTTGGAAAATCTGGCAGACGCTCAACGATCCTATTGGTTCAAGTGCTCCCGCTGTGCGGTTTACGCAACCTGAAGACAATGCAAACACACTCATGGCTGTGTACGAGAAATTCAGCAAGTTGGCTGATGAGCACTCTGGTATTCCAGCGTACATGTATGGTGACTTGAATGTACAAGGCGCTGGCCGTACTTCTTCTGGCTTGTCTATGCTGATGGGTGCATCCGGTAAGGGTATTCGCCAAGTCGTAATGCACATTGACAGCGATGTGATTAAGCCCATCGTGCAACGCCAATTTGTGTACAACATGCGCTACGACGAGGACGAGTCCATCAAGGGCGACGCACAAGTCATGGCTAGAGGCGCAGTTAACTTGGCGGTCAAAGAGACCGTTAACGTGCGCCGTATCGAGTTCCTTAATGCAACCGCCAACCAGATCGACATGGAAATTGTCGGTAAGGATGGTAGGGCAGCGATCCTTCGTGAGATCGCTAAAGGGTTGCAAATGCCTGTGGATGACATCGTTCCATCTCGGGAAAAAACTGCGTTCCTTGGTAGGGCGCAAGCTCAGATTGCTGCACAGCAAGCACAACAAGAGCCTACACCTACTCAACCGGACGGTTCTCCCAAAGGTGGCATGGATGGAAACATAGTCAGTAACCGTGTAAGTGGGAGGGCGGCATGATCCGTCCTGACGACAAGGCCATGCAAGCGCTTGCGAACGTCTCGCGCCAGTACCCCGAAGTTCGGGACTGGCTTAAGATGTGGTATGAGCACGAGCTATCTAAGTTGCCACTTGCAGTAAACAACCCGGCAGTCCCACAGGGGCGCTGTCAGGTATTGGGCGAGGTGTACAACCTTGTCAAAGATGCCCCTGATTTTGTAGCGGCAAAGTCAAAATGACTCGCCGTCTAGTTAACGCATACCGATAGGAGCGTAAAAAATGGCACTTCCAGAGCAAATTCGCAAACAGACCGAGGCTGTACAGGAGTTGTACAAGCAACTTAACGACGAAGAAAACCAAGGCTCACAAAATGACGCCAATGGAGACACTTCGTCCAACGAGTCCGCTTATGACAATGACCCTTCTGCCGACGAGAATTCTGGCGTAAACGATGCTGCTCACCCTGCTGAAAACACAGAGCAACCGTCAGCAGGAACCCAAAGTTCAGAAGATGTTGTCCAGAAGTACAGAACCCTTCAGGGTATGTACAACGCAGAAGTCCCACGTTTGCACGCACATAACCGTGAAATGCAAGGGCGCGTTCAACAGCTTGAACAACTACTTTCTTCGCTTTCTTCACAACAGCAACCCCAAGCACGCCAAGTCCAGCACGACCCCTTGGTCACCGACCAAGATGTGCAGGAGTATGGTGAGTCACTGGATGTTATGAGAAAAGTAAGCCGCGAGGAGTTAATGCCCGTGGCGCAGAAGATTGCGCAGTTGGAAGGTATGCTTCGTCAGATGCACACCAGCGTTGTACCTCAGGTACAAGCAGTGGCGCACAGACAAGCTGTTACCGCAGAGCAGAAATTCTGGGCAGATATAACTGATAATGTCCCTAATTGGCGTGCAGTCAATGACACTCAAGCCTTTCAGTCTTGGTTGTTAGAGGTTGATCCGCTAACTGGGATTACTCGGCAGACGTATCTTGAGGACGCACAGCGTAATCTTGACACTCGCCGTGTTATTAGTTTCTTCCAAGCATGGGGTGAGATCAATGGACAGCCTACTGGTGCTCGCGCTAACCGAAATACGCAAGGTTCGGAATTAGAAAAACAGGTTGCACCGGGTCGCTCACGCGGCTCGAACCCGTCAAATAATTCCAGCGCCAAGACATACTCTGCTGATGACATCAAAACCTTTTTCAACGATGTCCGTTCGCAGAAGTACAAAGGGCGTGAAGCTGAGCGTGATCGAATCGAACGCGACATTTTCGCTGCACAGCGAGAAGGTCGTATTGTTGTTTAACTAGACAAGGAGCTTCATCATGGCATACCCTAACGCCGCTGGCCGCCCACAGTATTCGGGCAACTTCATTCCAGAAATCTGGTCTGGCAAACTCATTGAGAATTTCTACGATGCCACCGTGCTCGCAGCAATCTCTAACACTGACTACGAAGGCGAAATCCGCTCATATGGCGATACCGTCAATATCCGCACTTCTCCTGAAGTCACCATCCGCACTTATGTAAAAGGTCAGACTCTCCAAGTTGAGAATCCAGACAAAGCTAAGTTGCAGTTGTTGATCGACAAAGGCGAGTACTTCTCCTGCATCGAAGACGACGTGGACAAAGTTCAATCGGACATCAACTTGATGGACACTTGGACTAAAGACGCATCTGAAAAGATGAAGATTAAGATTGACCAACGTGTGTTGACTGACATGCTGCCTGACATCGCTGCTGCCAACAAAGGTAACAGCGCAGGCCGTATCACTGCCAACATCACTCTTGGTACATCTGGTTCTCCTGTTGCAATCACTAAGACCAACGTCTTGGAATACATCATCGACTTGGGTACAGTGTTGGACGAAGCCAATTCTCCTGAAAGCGACCGTTTCTTGGTTATTCCTGCCAAGATGGCTGGTTTCATTAAGAAGTCCGATCTGAAGGATGCTTCTATTACTGGTGACGCACAGTCTGTCATCCGTAACGGTCGCCTCGGCATGATCGACCGCTTTACCATTTACATGAGCCACAACCTGAGCGTTACCAGTGGTAAGTTCAGCTTGATCGCCGGTCACAGAATGGGCTTTACTTTTGCCTCACAAATGACCAACATGGAAACCATCCGCTCTGAGTCCACCTTCGGCAATATCGTCCGTGGTCTGCAAGTGTATGGCTACAAAGTTGTCAAGCCTGAAGCTTTGGCTCAGGGCATTGTGACTCTGGCTTAATCAATTAGGGGGCTTCGGCCTCCTCGTTTAACTTTTTTTGGAGATTTAAAATGGCTACATATACCGATACCTTGGGCTTTAATAGAGGCTCAGCCGCCCTCCCCTCAAATGCACTTCACAAAGTTCATTTGGTGGAGATGATTCTTGACTTCCCTGCAATCATTGCAGCACGTTCTGCCGCTGGTGCAACTGCACTGGCTGCTTCTGACGTAATGGAAATTATCCCTATCCCCGCAGGCACTTTGGTGTCTAACGTGGGTATGGTAGTTACCACTGCTGCTGGCGTAACTAGCACCATCTCTATCGGTGACGGCTCTGCCGCCGCTGGTTACTTGGCTGCGACTTCCGCAAACGCTACCGGTACTTCTGGTGGTGTTCCTGTGCTGTCGTCTGGTGCATTTGCTCCCACTTTGAGTGGTGGTAAGGTGTACGCTGCTGCTGATACTATCGACATCACGCTTGGTACTGCTGTACCAGCCGCTGCTGTTGTGCGTGTCTTCGCAATGTTTACAGACATCAACTAAACGGCATTAGGATAGGGGCTTCGGCCCCTTCCTTTTAGGAGAACAATATGTCAAATGTAACGGCTGTACATGTAGAAGCTACAGGTACTGTAGCGACTGGGCGGCGTCAGCTACGTGGGTATCACACCATAAGTGGTGGTACTGCTGGTGATGTTATTTTCCGTGATGGCGGTGCTTCTGGCACTGTAAGATTGCAGTTCAATATTGGCACTGGTACGCAGCCTATTGTGATGCCAATTCCTGCGGACGGTATCTTATTCACCACCGATATTCACGTGACACTTCCTACAGCGGCAAAAACTACCACATTTATAGAAGTTGTGTAATGGCTACGAAAAAGGGTGTTAATCTATCCGTAGGCCGTGGAGAGAAACTACCTGTGTCGCAGGGTGCTGGGCTGACTGCTAAGGGTCGTGCTAAGTACAACGCAGCTACAGGCAGCAACTTAAAAGCTCCGCAGCCTGAGGGCGGTAAACGCAAGGATTCTTTTTGTGCACGCATGTCTGGTATGCCCGGGCCTATGAAGGACGAGAAGGGCAAACCAACACGTAAGGCAGCGGCACTCGCAAGGTGGAAATGCTGATGGCTACTAAACCTAAAACCAAGTCAACCGTAAACGCGGCAGGTAATTACACAAAGCCTGAGTTGCGCAAACGGATTGTGTCGCAGGTAAAAGCTGCTGCAACGCAAGGTACAGGCGCAGGCCAGTGGTCAGCACGTAAAGCACAGCTTGTGGCTAAGAAGTACAAGGCGGCTGGCGGAGGGTACAAAGATTGAAAGCCCCGCAGAAATCGCTTAAAGATTGGGGTGACCAGAAATGGCGCACTAAAAGTGGCAAACCTTCAAGTAAGACCGGGGAACGGTACTTACCTGAAGCTGCAATAAAAGCGTTGACCCCCGCAGAGTATGCGGCAACCACCAAAGCAAAACGCGATGGTAAAGAAAAAGGTCAGCAGTTTGTAAAACAACCCGCTAAAATAGCGAGTAAGACATCTAAATACCGATAGGAGTTTTAAATGGCACGTTTCCTAAGAAACAAGAAAGACGGTTTCATTTACGACTGGAATCCCATCCTTGCAGAGAACTCTATGTGTGAGGAAGTGACTGAGGAAGAAGCTTTCCCCGAGAAGTTTATCCCGAAGAAACAACGTGGCCGCAAGTCTGATCTTGACCTCACTACCCCCGATGAAGCAATTCCTGAAGCTCCTCCTGTGACCAATGAGGAAGTCAATGCTGAAGCATCTCGAGGTCTACCTGAATGATACTTAACACTGTAATCACTGAGGTTCGCAGATTACTGCAAGACATCAACTCACCACAGCGCTATAGCGACGTGGTGTTGTTGGGCTTTGCGAATCAGGCGTTAAAGCGCATTGCTGTGCTTCGCCCAGACCTCTTTGCTTACATTGGGCCAATCTCTACCACTGCTGGGTCTGTCATCCAGTCTATGCCGTCTGATTCACTCCGAGTCATGGAGATATTCTCTGTGCAAAACGGCAATGGTGTTACTGAGGTTAACCGCGAAGCGCTTGACCAGACGTACCCAACATGGATGAACGATACCGCTGGGCCATGTGTGAACTGGATGCGCCATGTGCGCAACGCCAACAAGTTCTTCATCTACCCCAAAGCGCCAGCAGGTCAAATTTTAATCGGGGAGTATTCGCAGACTCCTCCAGACTATGACGGCACAACAACTGTGACGTTGTTGTCAGATGGCTATTTCCCAGTCGTTGTTGACGCGACAGTGTTCTTGGCTGAGTCAGTTGATAACGAACACGTAAACTCACAACGTGCTGCCTTGTTCCAGCAGTCATTTACCCAAGCCTTGGGCGTTAGCGCACAGGGTAGGGTTATTACTGATACCGAACAAGCTGGCCTCAAATCGACTGAGGTTGTCTAATGTCTGACCGCACATTCCTCTCACTGGTTACTCGTCTTGCACCTAGCGTGCCGGGATGCCCACAGCCAATCGTCGAACAATATGTTCGTGATGCCGCTATTGAGGTGTGCGAAAGAACCCTGTCATGGCGCTATGAGCAGCCTAAGATCAGGCTTACGCCGGGGGTCTATGAGTACCCCTACGAGAATCCTACAGGGGCAGAGGTTCATGCGTTCCTGTCAGTTTCGCTAAACGGCTCAAACATAGAACCAGCGACCCTTGAGCAGTTGACCCGCAAGTACCCAGCTTGGCCTGATCTGACTCCCGCGCAGTTGTCTACCCCGCAGAATGTCTGCCAACTAGACTCTGACAATTTTGTACTTGCGCCCGTACCAGATGCCACAGTTGTTTACGATCTGAAGATGATCGTAGCCCTTAAACCTTTGCGTACTTCGTCGGCAATGTCAAAGTCTGTGTTGGATGACATTGAGAATGTCGTCATGCACGGAGCTTTACAGCATCTGTTAGTGCTGCCCAATAGAACGTGGACTGATCGTGAGTTAGCCTCATACCACGCCAAACAATACTCATTTAAAACGTCTGAACGACGGGCTAGGGCCAATCTTGGTGCTGCTCGTGCGTCGATGACGGTTCAAATGCGTCCATTTGCATGAGGTAATTATGGCAACAGATGTCATCCGATTAGTAAAAGGCGACGAGAAGCCGCTTATCGTCCTTACTTTGACGGACGACATTACAGGCACGCCTATAAATCTATCCTCTGCGTCAACAAGTGTCAGTGTGAAGTTTCGTAAAGCTGGTACTACGACGCTACTCTCAACAATTTCTTGCACAAAACTAAGTAGCGGTACTACTGGACAGGTACAGTTCGGTTTCTCTGGCGGTGTGCTTGACGTTGACGCTGGCGCGTACGAGGGCGAGGTTATTGTTAACGACAACGGCACTATCCAGACAGTCTATGAAACGCTGCGGTTTACGGTGAGGGCAAACTTCTAATGTCCAACATCAAGGTATCTGCTGCTGTTACGGCGCTTGTTACCGCAGTCGCGGTGGCAGGTGCTATTACTGTTTCAGTCAGCCCCAATACCTATGCTGTTTCCGCACAGCCTGAAAACGTCATACGGCTATCGGCGTTTGTTGTGCCGATGGAGTACTTGGAAGAACAGACAGTTACTCTATCTGATTTCCGCCAGATCACAGTTGAGGTTGTAAAAGCCGACGAGGTGTTGGTTGCCGATGCTATGGCATTTGCTCCAGAGGCGGTCTTTACGGACTCCGTTACCGTTGCAGACTCGGTGTTCAAGAATTTCACTGAGGCAGTTGACTTTGACCGCAACGATGCAGACGTAGACCCAGACCCAGTTACGATGGCTGATGTTGCTACTCGGCAGGCGGATAAGGTTCTTACAGATACCGCAACTGCGGCGGATGCTGTGGCGCAAGCACCCGGCAAGGTTCTCACAGATTCAGCTACTGCTGCCGATGCAGTTAACACCATAGCTGTTGGTAAAAGCCTGTCGGACACATCGACGATTACAGATACGTCACCTGTGTTCAACGCAGACAAAGTTGTTGCTGATAGTGCGTCGGCTACCGATGCAGCAGCGCTCAACGTAGACAGGGGCAATATTGCAGATACTGTCACTGCCACAGACTCAGCTACTTCACAACCTGACCTTGCTAAGACTGACTCGGTTACTGCTTCAGACTCAGTGAATACCCTAAATATAGGGAAAACCCTTACTGACTCTGCAACAGCATCTGATGCTGCACCTGTGTTTAACATTGCACAAGTGCTTGTTGATACCGTCACTATGACCGATGTAGTCTACAAAGACTTCACGGAGATGGTGGACTATGACCGCAA